CTAAAAACGTAACCGTGTCAGGACAACAGTTAGCAGCTACAGTTCGAGATGTTATCGATAATAGATTACTACCAGGAATGTCACTTACAGATGATCCTCAATTAAATAACTCAATAAACGCATTATTAAATCAGGAGTCTATACAAATAGGAGATCTTCTTAAATTAAGAAGTATTCTCTTAAATGATGCTCGAACAGCGGTTGCAAATAATCAATTTAGACAGGCAGGTATTTTAGACCTGTTAGCAGACGCTACTTTAAATGAACTTGATGATATTGGTGGTGACGTAGGGGAAGTGGTTGGTCAAGCCAGAGGCTTCAGTCGTGCATTGAATGAACAATTTAGTAGATACTGGAACAAACGAGTTCTTGGAATGTCTTCTACTGGTGGAACTAATATAAGATCACAGGACGTTTTACCTACAGGTTTTGGAGGTGGTGGTAGAGATGCCAGAATTAACTTCGATGAGATGCAAGAAGCCGCTGCACAATCTGATACTAAAGCAGGACCACTAGGAGAAGCAGCCGAAGCAGAAGCAGTAAGAAAAGGCGAGGAACTTAACGCAAGCAGTTTAGCAGATGACGGTGTAAGGTCTAATGTACCTGCAGCTACTGCAGACGGACCCTTTAATCCTAATACTGACCAGACGATGCCTACGGATGATGACATCATTCCAGAGGTACAAGTTAAAGGCAGGGGTAGAATGGTCAACAAAGACGGTAGTTACTTTGATGTGCCGTCAGACCCTGAAAATCCAATCCCTGAGTATACTGTTTATGATAGAGTTAGGGGGCAGAAGAGACCTGACCCAGAAATTATATCTGATGAAGAATTTATAGACGGTGCATCTGACTTCTATGATCCCAATAACAATGCAGGTACAAACTCCCCTACTGGAGTAGCTATTAGGGATGAGGGAACTCGAATAGAATTAGGTGCAGAGATGTCTGAGGCTCAAGAAAGTTTTCTAAGAGCTAAGGTTATGACTTTTAAAGGTATTGATAATAAAATTGACCTTCAGGCTGTAGAAAAATTCTACGCAGATAACGCGGAGCTTATCCAACGCTTTCCTGATTTAAAAGCTGACATGGATGTGATGGTTGACGCTCAGAGAATTGCCGAAGATATGGCAGATGATTTAAACTATGCCGCTGAAACTGGTCAATTGCCTGACGCTATAATTGATGCTGTGAATAATAACCCAACTGATGGATATGCTAGATTAGCTAAAGAAGCAGAAAGCGTAGAGCAAGTTGTTGATTTTAGAAATGCTACTATTGATGCGGTAGTTAAACGATCAAGAAATGCTGATGGAGAAATAGACGTATTTAAATTAGCAGATGAGTTACTTACTCCTAGAAGTGGCAGAGATGGTCAAGATACAAGTCTGATAACTTTGATGAGAGAGTCTAATATCATATCTGCTAAAGAACAAAATGCTATTGGTATTGCTTTAGCAGAGGCTATTCGCATCGAGAAAAGCAAGATGTCTCCTGATCAATTTTCGGAAGTAATCAAAGGTCTCCCTGATATGGTAGGTAATCTAGCAAGGATAGCAGGTGCTAACTTAGGTGTTCTTTTTGGTAGAGGCGATGCTTCACTACAAGCTGCAGCAATCGGCTCACAGTTTATTAAAAACCAATTTGATAAGTTCCCAAATCTTAATAAGAAAGCCGCCCTTGTAGAATTATTCAAACAGCCAGGCGTACTAAGAGGGATGTTAAGTGAAAATCCCAAATTACGTAGAACTACTGGACAAGCTGTTAAGGATTATTTTACTTACTATTCTGATAAAGGATTTTTTGGTGGTACAACCGCTGCAGTTGGTGATGCAGTAAAAGCAACCGCCAGAGCTACTGCTAGTGGATTACAAAATCAGCCATTTTCAACCAGAGTCGGTCCGTTTACTGGTGGAGTAGAAGACGAGGAAAACCCATCTGTATTTGCAGTAGATAGAGAGATGATGGAGTTAGGTATTCAGTAAAAATAAATCCCCTGCCTCATTACGAAAGCAGGGGATTAACCAACTAAAATGGTAACCAACCATTTCAAAAACAGTTTACTCTTTATGAGCCTCTAAGTCAACCGATTTAGGGGCTTTTTTCATATAAAACAGGCATTTAGACACCACATGAGCCACCTTGTCCACTGATGTCACATATATCATGTGTCTCAACGTGTTCATCAAATTCTTCACCTAATTTATCCACTGCTTCTTGGTAAGGTACTGCAGTTAGGGGCTGACCACCTCTCGATCCATCAGGATAACACGTAAATCCACGTAGTCGAGGAGCATACTTAGCTAGTGTGTGTGCAAAGTCAGATACTGTAGACTCGTTATTCATCTTAGAACCCCACGCAGGTAGGTTTATAGTAGATGATATCGACATATCCACGTAATCCTGTACGTCAGCTTGGAAAGACATCCTACGTTCATAGTCTGCAGCCAGATCCAATGCACTCTCTACGTTGTCTGGTTCTATTCCGTATCTATCTATTAGTTCCTGAGCCGCTGAGTCTACTACGTACTGATATACCCACCTCGAATTACCCTTCAGGTATCGTCTTTTGTAGGCTACAGCAAAAATAGGCTCTAGCCCAGTGCTTGTACCTGCTAAGATACCTATAGACCCTGTTGGGGCAATCGCTCTATTCGCTACAGGCGTACTCACACTTAGCTCTTCGGCTGTCTGCTTGCTCACCTTATCTGATACGCCTTTGTACACAGATAACCATGAGTGTAGCTCTGGTGTTACCTCATACTTAGAGCCACGTTGAATAAGCCACTCATGCATACCCATTAGCCCTAAACCTAGTCTACGGTTTTTCTCTCTAACTTTATATACTTTTTCATATGGTAGCTTTGCTCTTAATGTACCACAAATTAGAAACTTAGTAGCCAACTCAACAACTTCTGCCATTTCATGGATATCTGTTATTCTACCCATGTTTATAGAGCCAAGGTTGCATACGTCCGAATCTGAATCACTTGAGATTTCTGTGCAAGCGTTTCTCAGAGTTTCATTCTCTTTATCGAAGAAGTTAAAACTAAATCCAGGTTCTGCAGTACGCATGGCCTGTTCTACATTCTTTAAAAAAGTAGACCCAATATTACCAGTTTTGTAATAATTAAGTAGCCACTCAGTGTCATAGTTGACTGATATGTTGGTCATGTCTAATGGCGCAGGGAAGTTGAAATCATCCTGCTTGATATCCCAGAGACTTTTACCTGTATTACCCACTGGCATATTAGCCCAATCTTTAGCTAATAGAAACTCGTTAACATCTCTGTGCTTCCAGTTTAAGCTTGCGTAGATAGCAGATCTTCGGCTACCTCCTTGCATTACTCTTCTGCCAATTTCGTTGATCATGTTCATCTTGGGAATAGGCCCACTGGCCTGACCACCTGTCTTATTAATAGGCGCACCACTGGGGCGGTATACTGAGTAGTCTACCCCTATTCCACCGCCTGTCATTAAACAGCTTTCTGCTTTCCAACTTAGGTTAGCCCAATCTTCTCTACTATCTTCTTCTGCTTTTAATAAATAACAGTTATTAAAGAATTTATTTGGTCTACCTGCATAATAGAGGTATCGACCCCCAGGAATAAACTTCATGTCTTTTACATATTCAGTGAGTTGGTCACACTCTTCCTCTGTGAGGATCTCTCCGCATACATCATCTATTAAGGTTTTAGCTAAGGCAGACCAAGTCTCTGCCCCCTCATGTTTATACTTATGATTAAAAATATCTTCAGAAAATTTGCTTCTAAACATAGGATTTAAGTTGGATTTAAAACTGCTCATTGGTTACTCCACTAGGTCGGTTAGTTTTGGTTTTTTATAATTTGGTCCTTTGATGACTTTGCCTTGGGCATTTTTTATTGGCTTGCCATCCAAGCCTAGCTTGCTCATGTTTGATAGGTGGACTCGCCTCACGGCTTTGTCTAAATCCCATCCATAAGTAGCTGCATATCCGTAGAGTACGTACACCAGATCAGCTATCTCCTTGAGCATGTTTTCAGGATCTGTTCCTGTATTACTCTCAAGGGCAAGCTCATCAAACTCTTCCTGTATAAAGTTAAAGCGTAGGTTCTCTAAGATCATGTCTCTGTACCACTCCTGATCGAGTGGCTGTTCCATTCTCTTGGCAAACTCTCTGACCATTTGCAGTGGCGTCTGGTAGTGTTTATCCCAATCGTCTGGCATTTCATGCAACCCTGCCTGAGAGGGTGGCTCTTGCATGTCTTCAAATGCGTCAATATCCTGTTTAGTTATCATCTTCTAACTCCGCGATTAAACGGTTTAGAAACCAAGAAGCTTTATCTAAATCTTTAGAAGGATTATTCTTGTATCTATATCTAGATACATATTTTGTGACGCTTCCTGCACAATATGCCAAAAACTCATCTTGAGTCATCATTCCCTTAATCACTTCAATAGTTTCAAGATTACCATGCTGATAATGTGGAGGGCTGTTGACTTCATCCTTTTGGATATCAAGAGTTATGGTAGTCAGAGGATCGTCAAGTTCTTTATATTTATTCATAGTAAATTCCTTTCCATTAATGGATTTTCTTTTTAAATTGGATTATTTTTTTGTCAGATATTGCGTCTATAAGTTCGTCTGAAGGCTCAAAATCTACACC